TTGGAAATCTGAAACGGGATTTGGAAACCGGACGTATCGCCGCCAAGGCTCTGCGGAGTGACATAGCAGTCTTCTTTCCAAGCCCAATCGACAGGCACAGGATCGCTATTACTCGCGTTTTCAATGCCGTCAATATTGATGAGCGCTTCGACACGTTCCGTCTTGCAGTTGTCTCCAGTACTGCGGTGAAGGGCGAGATACTCGACGTACTTGTACAGGTAGTAGTCGTTGTCCGTGGTATCGCTGGTCGCGTAGAATGTATCTACAGCACTCTGAACCTGATACCCGTTATGCACAACGCTCTGGTAGCCCCAAATGTTCTGGACAATATTTGTCTGGGGATTCAGCTCTTCGGCGAACGCTTCGAGGTGTTGACCGATTCGAACCCATACATATTTGTTGTAGACGGTCCCGTTGCTTTCTTCAAACGCTTCTTTAGGGTCTTCTGGAACCTTGATATAATGAACGAGGTATTTTCTTGGAATCATTTGACCTCATCCTCCTATCTATTAAATTCGTTTCGGTACTGGATTTGAAGATTGGTAATCCAGACCTCTGATTTACCATCATCGATGGTGCTGAGGTATGTCGCAGACGTTCTGGAAACGTCGCGGATAACGCGGTTGTCTGTAAGCTTCGGCCATTCTTTAAGCTGATACCGATTCCCTTTTAAGGTCACAGGCTGTCTGGTGAGCCACTTTGCGAAATTGTCTATCCATTCCTTGACTTCCATCTTTCGCTTTTCGTTCAGACCGGATGCCCTGTAAATAACGACCAACGGATAGAGACACAGCTCCCAAACGTGCCCGGTTATGCTCTCGTGGTGATCATATATAAACGAACCTGATGCTACCATGAGCGACAGCCCGTCTTCCGGCTCTGTCTCGCAGAATCTGAAACGTTCCCCGATTCTCTTGTCTAAACCGGGGTAGGCGTTCGCTATTTCCATAACCGCATTCGTAACAGATTCCTGTCCGTCCGGATCTGGTATATACTTGTTCTCGTTATTCACTTCTTTTTGCCTTTCAGAATGATGTCCTTAACCCCTTGCACAAGTTCCGGTTGGTACTGCTGTACCGTGTAGGTCGCCCAATAGGGCTGTGTCAGGGGGTTTGTCCAGTGCCACGGCTCTCCTGTTTTCGGATTGATGCCGCTGTAGAGCTTTTTGCCGTAAGGCATGCCGTAGGTCTTTACCAAGCCGTCCCCGTAGGAAGACGCGTTCTGTTGCTTGGTGGTGTTGACGAGTTTGCCTGTCCTGTACGGCATAACGGGCTCCATACGCTCCATAATGGTTTTTTCAAGCCATTCCTGAGCTTCTTTAAACCGCCAACCGAATTTGGAGAACCGAATCTTGCATTTCAGGTTGGCGGTTTCGTAAGTGAAGTCCTTGAATTCAGGACCAAAAATACCATTGAACAGTCCCATGGCGCTTCACCTCGCGGTTACCGAAAAATGCGGTATCAGGTTGTATTTGGTGGCACCGGTTATCGAGTAGACGTTATCATACGCCTTATTCATGTAATTGTAGAAGCCGTGGCGGTCATAGGCGTCATCTGATATTGCGCCGTCAAAGTCAAATACGCCTTCCATAAAGAAGTCGCAGTCATCGCTGTGACCGAACGCAAATGTAATCGCCTCATGCGGTTCCGACAGCCTCCTGTATTCTTTGGGCGGATAGTACGGTTTCCCGGCTACCATAATGATGCCGTTCTTGATCTGGTACATGACCCGAAGCTCTGCGTTGTCGTTGCTTGCGCCCCCTTGGTTGTTCCAAGTAGACGCGTGGCTGTCAATCAGGTGCACTCCCCTAAGGACAGTCGGATACCAGAGTATCTCTCCCTCGGCATCCGTAATCCGATTGAACAGTGTCACGGTCTGCTTGTAGAGCGCGTCAAATCCCGGCATAGGGCACTCACCCCCAAGCGGTGTGAATCGGCACAATAGCCGATCTCCGGAGTTGCAGATACTGCGTTCCGTATATAGTCATTGCGTACTCCGCGTCTGCCTGAAGATTCCCGACACCGGAAGATGCATAGCTGATGGACGAACCGCCGTCCGAAACGCTCGACGCCATATAGGCATTACCAATCTTGCCAAGTTCGCCGAGAGAGTTATCGCCAAGTCCGGCCATTTTCATCTTGTGGCATACCACAAGAGCTAGGGCTTGCTCATAGAGCTTGCCAAACTGTTTCTTGCTGACCAACGGTTGGCAGAAGATAATCCACTGCTCGATCTTGTCTTCCGGGTACTCCCTGAATTCTTCGGACAGCATTTTTATGTATTCAATGACCGGCACGGCTTTTCACCTCTCTTATTGAAACCGCGTTCGGTTATTCGGCGGCGTCTTTCTTTGCCCGGTTGGCAGCTCTGGTAGCCGCACGCTTCGCGGCAATTGCGGCTTTCTTTGCTTCCGCGTCTTCCTCGGGTGTCCCTGCGGGCGATTCCTCTGCGGGCTGTTCGGGAACGGCTTCCTCGACAACAGGCTCGGTCGAAACAGCAGGTTCCTCGGCAGCGGGCTTCGGGGCTTTCTTCACCGGAGCGGGAGTTTCCGCTACAGTAATGATGCCCAGACGGATCTGGCTCTTGATAGAAGGAAGAAGCCGTTTCTTTCCGGTCGGGCGTCCGAACTCGTTGAGTTCCATTTCGTACAGGACTTCATCGGGAATGTTTTTCTCTTCGTCCGGCATCAGGCGATGCTGTCCAAAGAACAGAACTTTTGTTCCGTTTTTCGCGGTGTTGTTTTTGATAAGCATGCTTTTACCTCCACTTAGTTTTTGGGGCTACCCCATAAAGAGGTAGCCCCACTGGTTTCCCTGTCAATCACACGCCAATCGCGATGAGCGCGGACATCGGGTAGTATACGATTGTACCGGCGGTGCGGCACTCGCACGGGACGATGGTCTCGAGGTTGCGGACCTGAACAGGATACTGGATGAACGCCATCGGGGTATTGATCTCCAGCTTGTCGGGGTCGTTCGTGAACAGAAGCGCAACAGCGTTGCCGTCCTCGGCATACGGGTTGGTCTCAACGGAGTCGCCGTTCAGCTCGGCGGCGGGAACGATCTCCTTGAGATACGGAGCGTGCTTCTCGATGTAGGAGAGCACGGTCTCACCGGTATCACCGACACGCTTCATGGACAGCGTGGTGTAGATATCGGTGGGAAGCACCAGAGTGTCGGGGCGCTCCACGTCCTTGGTGGTCTTGGTGACCTGAGCATACATGCCGATAACGTCCTGAAGGACCTCATCAGCGGTCTTGTCGAGCCACTTGGTCTGACCGGAGACAGCACCGGCGAGGATGGTGTAGGTCGGGATGTTCTGTTCGGGAGACAGGATGCCAAGAAGCTTGTGATCCTTGTCGCCGCACCATGCGATCTGGTTGGTCTTGGCGTCGATCTGGTAGTGCGCACTCTCAGCCTTGCGGGAGTCGAGGTTCTTGCCAGCCATACGGGAAGCACGCATTTCCTGAGCGCTATAGCCATAGGACACGCCGAGAGACTTGACGAAAGCCACAGAGGGCTTGCCATTGACGTCAGCACGCGGCAGATCGGTGCTGTAGTTGTCAATGACCTTCGCCATGCCTTCCATGTCGTAGGTGTAGTAGGTGATCGTCTCAGCGCCGGGGTCGGCGTCAGAGTTCTTCGGGAAAATCCGAAGGGCGGTCAGCTGCGGATACTGCTTGTCATAGCTCTTCGCCTTGACGAAGTCAAGCTCACGGGCATAGAACACAGCGGCGGCGTCTGCGCTGTCAAAACGATAGCGACCGCCGATCTGCATCAGGGATGCAGGAATGGCAGAATTCTTGATAGCGGAAAAATCCTGCGGATCATAGGTACGTTTGCTCATATTCGTTATCCTCCTATTTCTCTTCGGTTGTCATCAGGCGGTGGGCTGAGCCTGATTGAAGAGCTCAATCAGAGCAATGCCGTCAGCGCCAACGCCGCAGAACTTCGCGGCGATTTCCTTGTTCCCGGTAGCAACATTGGTGAAGCAACCGGCGTCGTCCCCGCTGGTGACCATGTAGACCTTGTCGTTTGCGGCGACTTCCACATAATCGCTGCCGTTAGAGGCAAGCAGACCGTAGATGCGACCCCAACGCATAACGCCGAGGGTGCAACCGTGGAACAGGGTCACGCCGCCACGCAGACCGTTCTCGTTGGTACGGCGGTTGGTAACGATGCCTTCGAAAACACCGTCGCCGACCTTGGCTTCGATGCCGGCCTTTGTGCCGGACACAACGCCCATGCCGAACTTCACTTCGCCGTCTTCTGCCTCGTTGAAGAAAGAGTTGACCTCATACGGGGCAAGGTCGTAGATACCACCGGGCTGACCGATGGGGGTAAAATAGCCGTATTTCATCTGTGCACTCATTATTAGTGTCCTCCTTAATTGGATTTATTGCTCTGGCGGGCGATCATGCGCTCGCGAGCGGCAGTGGCAGAACAACCGACCTCGCGCTTCTTATCGGCGCTGTCCTTGTTGAACATCTGCTTTTTCTGGTCTGCGGTTGTCTTGACGGAGCGAGCCCTGATCACATCACGAGCCATCTTGAAGGTTGCGTTCAGATAGGTGTCGCTCTTGCCGTCGAGGCGAATCTTCGGATTCACAGCACGGATAATCGCCTTCTTGGCGTCCTTGACCGGCTTGCGGGCGAGACCCTTCAGTCCCACTTTCTCGCCGAGTTCGCCGAGCGCGATCTTCTGGTTCACGAGGCGGTCCACGGAGTCAGCGTTCATGCGCTTCTCGCCGTAGCCACAGTCGTCGCCGTCCTGTTCGAAGTCCTCTTCCTCTTCCTCGGGGAAATCCTCTTCCTCTTCGTCGGCGTCCTCGTTCTTGCGGCTGGCTTTGTTGCCAAGGGCAGTACCAATAGCACTGCCGATCGCTTCACCGACAAGGCCGTCTTCTTCGAAGTTTTCTTCCTCTTCGTCTTCGGGGAGTTCCTCGTCATCCGCGTTGAGCTCGAGATCCTCTTCCTCTTCCTCGGGAAGCTCCTCATCGGCGGCATCGGCAGAGGTGTTCTCTTTCAGCTTATTCAGCTTGTCGAAAGAGTCCTCTTCGACTTCCTCTTCGGGCTTCTCTTCCTCGACAACCTGCTCTTCCTCAACAACCGGCTCATCGTCGGCGTCTTTGGCGGTGCTGAAGTCAAGCTTCGCACGCAGGGTATCGATGATATCGAGCAGAGAGTCGATGTCCTCGTCCTGATGCGCAATCATGCCCATTGCGGCATCCACGTCCTCGGGATCGCCCTCTTCGTCGCGCTTATCTCTGCGGGCTTTGACCATTTCGACCTTCTCTTCCACGTCATCAGACGGGGCGGGCTCCACAACGGTCTCTTCCTTTTCAACGACTTCCTCTTCAGGCTCGTCGGCATCGGTCTGCGCTTCCGGCTGTTTGTTGCCATACTTCTTGTCGTATTCCTCAAGCGCCTTGTCCAGTTCCTCGTCGGAAAGAACGGCATCGGCGTGAGGAACGCCCTTGATTTTCTTGCTCATCCTTCTTCCTCCTTTGAGCACGTTTTCGCAGTCGCGACCATCCAAATTCAGTCGCGCCTGTTCTCCGGCTCTCGCCTCTCGAACAAGAGCCAAGTGGTTTATCCTGATGTTGCGCTGCCTGGCGTCAAATCTTTGTCCATTCCAGACTCCCGGTGTTTCATCGAGGTCGAGATTGTACCCGAGACTCAGTTCCTTCAGTCCAGCGGTCCTCATGGCGTCTGTGTCGTGGATGATGATCTCGGCAACGACGTCGCCACCGCTTCTCTCGCCTTCGCTCAAAATCGTACCGATCTGGTTTTTCGCCACATTGTTCTTGTCAATCAGACCAGCTTCATGACTTATGCAAATCGGCTTACCACGGTACGATCTCAGGCTATCGGGAGAGAAAACGTCCTCCGGGAGTCGGAGCTCCCTTCTGGTAGATCCATCAGGGTTGGTATATTCGAAGATTCCGCAGGACGTCAAAATCGGTCTGTCCTTAAGGTAACCTTCGGGGGTGAAGTACGCTCTCGGAACGGGCATGGAATCGAAGCGTACGACACTGCGTAAATTAGCCATCTCTACATCATCTCCTTTTCATGTAAAGATTTGTTTTTGGGGGCATCTCGGATACCCATTTTTCATCCCCTCCTTGGGTATGAAAAAAGGACGCCTTTGCGTCCTTTTGTTCGCGTATTCATTTAATGAACCGAGCTTTTACTCGGCGTATTTTCTATGCTTTCATATATTCGGCTATTCGCTTCGCGGTTTTCTCATCGTCCATATAGTAAAGCTTCCATCTTGGAACGCCGAGAAACTCAATCCATTCCGAAATTGTCTTCGTAATGCCGTCTACCGTTATATATCTGCACATCGTTTTGTTTGTAGCTTGCTCTTTATTCGTTATCCATCGGCAGTTGTCAGGACAATAGTTCCTATCGTTGTCAATTCTATCGATTGTCAGATCATCTCGATAACCGTTCTCAATCGACCAGTCATGAAAATTCTTGAATCCGTCATACCCCAACCATTCATCACAAATTTTAATCCCTCTCCCGCCATATCTCGCGTACTTTACAGAATTTGTATTGTAGCATCTCGTGTGCATGTTCTTCCAAATTCTGTGAAGCCTTGTTCCAGTAAGTCCGTGAGTTCGTTTGGCATCTCCGCTTTTTGCATACGCAATTTGGCCGCATCCGCACGATTTTGTCTGTCCTTTGCTGAGACTTGCACCAAGAATTTCTTTCTCTGTGCCGCAATCGCATCTGCACAGATAGTAAATTCTCGGGTGTCCAGTCGCATCCATCCTGCTTTCTGCTCTGCTGAGCACAACGAGCTTCCCAAATCGCCTTCCTGTGAGATCTATAAACTGACCCACTGTCCAACCTCCTCTGAGTGTTAAAGTTAAAGCGTGCAAGGAATCGAACCTTGTTATCGGTTATTGGCTTTACCACGCGAACTCGGCTTTGCAACCGGTAACACAAAGTGTTCGTGGCTCTGCTTCATTACCCGCACCACTGGTTTGTGGCTGGATTGCCATTATCCGTCACGCCAAAACACGTGTTGTCACCACAGCTCGCCTTCCGGCGGCGGTTCATAATCGGTCTCTTCCTGCCACGTCTCGCCTGTTTCCAGACACTTTTTGTAGACGTCCTCGGAAAACTTCGGGTCTTGGTATTTTTCTGGGAGCCCGAACGTCGGCATGATATCGCCGTGGGTCATGTAGTACTTCATGCAGTATTTTCTGCCTTGAAACACATCCCACGTGCTCTCTAGTCTTTCCAGATCTATTTTCCCGCCTTTCGACAGGAACATCTTTTTAAAAACCTCGCAGTCATTGAAAAAACCGCTTTCTACGAGTTCTTTCAGGCGGTCATTCATAAATTAACATTCCTCCACAGCCACAGGTTGTATGTTTTTTCCAGACTGTCATGAACGCTTGGCGCTATGCTTTTTAGCAGTTTCAAACCGTCGTCCCATCCCATCACGCGCATCTGGTGGTAATTCGCGACCGCCTCTTCATACGGCTTTCTAATATCCGAACCGTAATAGTCAGCGGTGTGCGAACCGTATATCCAAGGACCTCTTCCGTTAAACACGCCGCACAGAATGTCGGAGACAGGGGCTTCCATTTTCTCTCTTCCCTCGCGTCTCTCTCGATAAGCTCGGCTTTGCTCTATGAATTCGTCCTTGTGCGCTTCAATAGCCGCGTCTCTCTTTTGACTATACTCCTCGTATTTTCTCCGATAATCATCTTCCGCGCCCTTGTACTTCTCGCGTTGCCTCAGCAGATGACGTTTCGGAGTATAGTATATATCTATGTAGTCCCGATATTTCGGCTCTTCGCTTTCGTGTGGGCAACCGATAGAGTCCAGAAAGTCTTCGTATTCCCGATCTTGAAACACAAACTGACGGAACTTTTCGCACACAGCCTCGCAGATTTTTGAGAAGACCATGTCGTAGTTTCCTTCGGCTAACTCGCCGGTCACAAGGTCGGTTACCGACAGGTACGCACTCCCCCACGGGCTGACTTCTATTTTCACCGTATCCGGCGCAAACTCGTCTACAAGTTTCTGCAAATCTTTCGCAACCGCTTCGCTGTGCAGAGCATATTCGTCATACAGGCTGTCGGAAAGGGAGACCTCTATTCCGTTCCGTTCTCCAAGTCCGCACCCGCTTTCTCCTGCATCATCCAGATAGTGACCGTATTCATGCCACAGCGTCCGGTCGTTCTCCATACATTCTTCTGACATGGTAATAGCGCCGGTTCTGTAGGTATACCACGCAGGCGCACCGCCCGAACTCAACCCGCCATAGCTATTGTTGATTCTTGCGTTTTCAAGCGTCTTCTTCAGAATCAGAAGTTGTGCATCTGAAGCACTCTCGATCGTTTTCAAAGCAACCGCTTTCCCGGATTCCGTCATGTCTCCCCATGCTTTGGAAGACTTGATGTCGTCTACCGTGCTGCTTCTTTCCTCACTCGATAGAAACTTTTCGCGTTCAATGTTATCAAACGTGCTCGGAATTTCTTTCTCTGCGCGTTCTCTCGCTTTTTCGGTGTCCTTGAGACGCTTCTCTGCCTCTTCCAGTCTGTCCTTGAGTTCGCTCACCCTTTCTTCGGTAATCGCGTCCTCTCCGAAACAGTCACGGAAGTCCATAATTGCGGCATGGAGTTGATTGTATCTGGCTTCGAGCGGAGAAAACTTTTCTTTTTCCTCTTCCGAAAGATTCCACTTGTTCCTGTCTTGCAAGAAATCCATCATTTCATTAAACGCTTCGTCCTGATCCTTTGCTAACCGATCGTAGTCGTCTTCCCCGTAGCCGAGGTCTTCGATAAACTTTTTCCGACGTCCTATAACCTTTAGTTGCATCTCGGCTCGCTTGAATTCATGCTCGGCGTTTGTTTTGTCCTTGTGCGCTCTCTGCTCGACCTTTCTCGCTTCTTCTACATCAGCAAAGATTGTCTTTATCTGCGCCGCTTTTCTTTGGAGGCGGTGTCTTGTAACCTCTTCTTTGGTCTTCGGGTACTTTCCCTCGCCCCTCATGGTGGCTAGAACAAAAGGATTTCCCTTATCCGGGACTCCCTCTTCGTTTATGTGGACCTTGTGGTCGTTCTCAGTGGTAACCCAACGTCCTTCTTCATCATCGGCGTCTAACCGCACTCGATCTGCAGAATCGTTGTGCTCATTGAGCTTCTGCGCCCACTCGTTTACGAATTTTCCGAGTTCTATTGCAACCGGTCTCGGGTTTGAGCTACACGTGAACTCGCTCAGGGCTTCTGCAAACCACTCGACCGCGCCGCCGCTGTTGTTTTCCACGGCGTATCTGGAAACAGATGCTCTGCACTCTTCAACCGGCATGTCAAGTCTGCTCGCCACGGCGTTAAGCGCGATACCGGAGAAATCCCCGGATGCAATGTTGAACGCTTCTGTGAAATACCTGTCCAGTTGGTGGGCATACTCGTGATGTACAACGGAATTGATCGTCGTTCCCGGCGGGTGGAATTTCTCTTCTAAATCCGCCTGATACTTTTTCTCGAATTCCTCTGTTTTCCCAAACCACTTGGCGTTCAGAACAACTTTATCTCCCCTGTCGCTGTAGCCATAGCAGTTTATCAGCGTTGGGTCGTTGGTATCGTAGGTATATTCCATGACCAACCGGTTGCAGTGTCCTTTGATGCTTGGGAACTTTTCTGCGAAAGCTAACAGTTCTTTGGACGCACGCATCGCGGTTTCCATTGGAATTCCTTTTTCAAAGCCGCACGAAACGTCTTTCCCTGTAAATAGCCCCTCTGCCGTAAGACGTTCCGCAAGCTCTTCGGTCGTCTTGCAGTCGTCCAGAGTCGGGAAGTCCTCTTTTACGGAATTGTAGTATTCCTGACGTTTCGCTTCCCGTTCTTTTTTGATCTCTGCAGACTGTCTTTCGAGTTCCTCGCCCTCTTGGTGGTTCTCTTCCAGTCTCGCCTCGATCTCTTTTTTCTGTTTCTTTATTTTCTTGACCTCTGCGTTGGCTTCTTTATAGCCTGCGTCCGGTCCGTATTTGTCGTAGTCATTCAGGGCTTTCGTGAGAAGATTCAGACGTTCCAGAGCCCCGTCTTTTGATATCATCTCTTTGTTTATAACAGCGTTGACTGCCTCAAACCCGCCGTTGCTTTCCACCCATTGTTTCCATTCGGCGTAATTGGGGTCTTTCCTGTTCGGGCGGTCGTACAGCTTCCGGTTCATTTCGTGAACCTTCTGTAAGCGCAGATCCGTCTCGTTATACTCTTTCTCAACCTCTTCGTGGGTTCTCCCCGCTATGATATCCGCGCTTTTCTTGCAACGTGTGCTTCTCTGCTCTGCTTTCAGCAGTTCGCTTTTGCATCTGCTGAGTTCTCCGTACTCGATATCGATCTCTTTGCTTCTGAGGTCTATCTGCTTCTGCCAAATCTCGTGGATTCTGTCCGAATAATCTTTTTCGCCCTGTGAAAAAGAATTCCGGACAGCTTCTCGTTGTTCCGGAGTTCTGGTCTGACGAGATGCCCCTCTCTCTCGGAGTTTTTTATACTCTTCTTTCGCGGAGACGCCTTTACCTTCCAACGCTTCCCAAGCCTCGTGGGGCGTCCATCCGGGCTGTACCTCGATCCCGTATTTCTTGCAAAGACCGTACGGAAGCCGTGTGTTCCCGTGGTTAACAGGCTTTTCCTCTTCTTCCGCGTCTGCGCGGCGCTTCGCAATACGATCTGTGCGGCGTTTCCGGTAGTTTTCAACATCGGTCGGACGCCGGACGTTTCTCTCCCCGATGTTGGACGTTAGCTCGCCTTCAAAGAACGCGCTGTCAATTCGAAACTGTCGCTCGTCCTGAAGAACGGCGTCTATCAGTTCCAGAATTCTGCTCAGCAGCCAATCGCTCGGAGTTTCTTTATATTCTTTGCACAGCAGGCTCAGCTCTGCGGCGTCATATCCTAAGTTACGCAAATCATCACCCACCGCAATGAAAAAAGCGATGCGCTTTCGCGCACCGCTCTCTGTTTTGTTTGGTTTAGCCTTTGTCGATGACCTCGCCCGACCAAGTGTAGTACGGCTTCTTCATCTTGGGATACCTGTGTTTCCACAGGTTCGGGTAAGCCCCGCCGTTCATGAACTCTTCCAACTCTTTCTTCTCGCTTTCGGAAGCGCCCTCTTTCAAGTGCCATTCCGGGTCTCTTACGAAATACTTGCTCTGCGTAAATTCTGGTGCCGGACCGATCATTCTTGCGTCTCTCCTCCAATAATTTTTTTGATCATCGCCGAAACGCCTTTGGACATATTCTCCTGTCCAGAAACGTTGACTAAGATTCCCGCGTTTTCGCCTTGCTTCACAAGCTGAATCCTGACATGCGCCATATTGTCGCTTGCGTCCACATAAAAATCAGCAACGTAATTCTCGTCCTTTACCAGCTGCGGAAGCAACTTGACAAGCTCTTCTCCGTTCTGCGCTCTTTTGTAGCCGATGTCTCCCATTTCCTTTTCGTTCGAATAAGGTCCGGGGAGTTCGATCGCAGATACACCAACCTTTTTTTCAAGAACGCTTACGAGTTTTCCAACGGTTTGCCACGCCTCTTCTCTGTCCGTAATATCCGGAAACAGCCAAAGATAGCCCTTCCTGTCTCTTCCGAACGGGTCATCGATCTTATTGATAAGTTTCACGTTCACAGTTCCTACCCCCTGTTGTTCTTCTCGTTGCTGTTATTCCCGCCGACTCTGACTTTCGTCCCGTCTTCAAATTCAAGCACAAGATGTCCCACGCCTTTATATTTGAAGTTGCCGTTTTTATCGGTGTCGCTCTGGATTCTTTCCCACATCTTCGTGTAGGCGTTCCTCGCGTCTTCTGTCAGGTCGTTAATGCTGTTAACCCCTGTCATCTTGACCTTGATGGCTCTCGGAATACCGTTGATCGTATTCAGTTCTCCGCACCTCTCAAGAAGTGTTTCTACGGTGCATTCCGGGGCGGAGTTTCCGTTTCTCAGCGTTACCTCTTCCTGAAGCGTTCCGTGTTTTTCGTTGTACGCGCTGTCGACCTTCACCATGTTCCGCTCGCCGAGAACAACCATCTTCGAATAGCGTCTGCTACTTCCGGGAAGTACGCCGGTGAATTCATCGTTATCGTCATCCAAATCGTGGTGACCGTTGTCGTCTTCGATACTGATCTTCGCGCAGTCGATTTCCGCGTCTTTCATGGTGTACTTCGGATTCTCCGCGTGCATCTTCTCGTACTGCTTTTTGACGTCTTCCGGTCCGCCCAGCTTGTCGATATTGTATTTACCGCCGGTTTGAGACCTGAGCGGAATGTTGGCTTCTCTGTTCGCGTCTCCGAGACGAACCGCCGCAACCTGAGACGCCATCTCGTGGATGTTGTCATTGTTCGGCTTACCGCCAAACACGGAATCGCGGTCGAATTGGATCTGCTTATCCGGGTTCCGCTCATTGTATTCGTTAACGGCACCCTCGAGTTTGCTCAATCCCTCTTCCCAATCTTTCGGGTTCATCAAGTCGTTAATGCCGGACTTGCTCTTCGTGTGGGCAAACGCTATAAACGCCGCCTGTGCCGGATTCACGCCGATCTCCTGAATTTCTTTGGCGTGTTCCAGAATGTGAAGAGCGGAGTTGACGCCGTGGCTACCACGGATGCCATCGCCGTTGTCGTCTCCCCAATCCGCATCGCCGCCGTCCATTCCGGTATCGTGAAACCACGCGGCAACCATCATCAGCTTTCTGTCTACGGGAGCGCCTTGGAAATGATGCCCGTTGATTCTCTCAATCGCATCAGCCGCCTGATTCGTCTTCTCCATAACCTGTTGGATATGGTCGATACCGTGGGTCGTGAACGTTCTCAGCGCCGGTCTCTGATTCGCAACTTCCGTGCCTTTGGAGTAGTGATCATTGCTGATCTTACTGCAAGCAGAAAGCGTCTGGTTTACTTCCGCCGGAGACATGCCCTTGACTTTGGGCGGCTTGAACGTGCCCTGATACATGTTTCTGGACGTCTGCTTCGCGCGGACTTTTTCCTGACCGGAAGCGCTTCCTCTCGGGCTTCTGTTGCCATACCCGCGCAATGCCGCCTTTGCGGCACCGGGGTCTTTCTTCCGAATGGCTTCCCAGACTTCTTTGGGTTCCATGCCCTCGGTATTGATTCCCATGCCCTTGGCAATGCCGTAAGCAAGTCTGGCACTCGCATCGAAGCGTTCCTGCATCCGCAGATAACGGCGCATCCTGTAGGCTTCTACGCTGTCGAATCGTTTTTCACTGCGCATTGCGAGCCTAGCGGCTCTGCGGCACTTATATCTGTAAACAGAATTGTCCATATCTCCGACCATCCTTATTATACACTACTTCTTGTGCGCTGTCAACGCCTTCTTTACAGCGGTCTGAATTTGTCTGCCAGCATGACCTTTGCAATGTCAATATCGAAAACAGGGGAAGCGCCACAGCGGCATGCCACGTCCTGCCCCGGATGACAGTATCTCCCGGTATAAACTATCCCTCTTGACTTCGTCATGTACCACATCGGCGGCGGCTCACTCCATTTATGGATTGTGCCGTGCAAGGCTCTGTGGCAGTCTCTTACGCGGTCGTCTCGTCTTGTAATCCACTTGTACTTCCCTACGCCCGCGCTCTCATGCTCGTACTGTGTCAGCTTGGCATTCAGGCTCCCCAACTGATCTCTTCCGATCAGCCGCGCTTTATTCTTCGTCAGACCGATCTGCTTCTCCAACCGCCGGTAAACGTTCACCTTTGGCTGTTTCGTCTCATAGCCCCAACGAATAATTGCCTCGACGTTGGCAAGATACTCTTTTGGAACGGACGTGATCATGCTCACGTTCTCGTAAATCCATTGATCTACCAGCCGAGACAGCTTGTCTTCGTAGTATTCTTCGTTTATCTGATACCCTAAGGCATCCTTAACCTGTTCGTTCCAGTCTTTGATCGACAGGTTCTTTGCCATGTTTCCGTTTCTTGCGGTGTCTTTTTCAAGCTTCGCAAGAGCACCTGTCTTCTGACTGAGTCGGTCAGCCGCAATCAGGCGCATCCCTCTGGAGGAGGATAAAAAATCTCCGGCATCATCGTGCCGGTAGTCTTCAGGTTCTTCGTACTGCCGCATAACCGCATCGATAACGGGCTGTACGGTCTTAATCGCCATTTCGGTATAGGCAAGAGCGGTTCTAACGTTCTCGCGCTCTGCGGACATCGGATAAACCGGTCTCCGCCTCGGCGTTACTTCGCCGTGTTCCTGTTTCTTTTTGAGGGGCTTCACTCTTCGACGGATACCCCGTTTGGGTGTTTCGGTCATATTAACCCCTCTCTTTTATAGAAGTGGTCGGGGGACTTTGCACAGCGGAGGTGGTGATCCGTATATCCCCCGACCTTATTGTTATGGCTTCCATTTATATACCGCCGAAGCATGGCGGTAATTGGTATGGGTTTAACGTGTCCATACCCACGGTGGCTTACTCTTCGTCTACGTAAAAAATTTTGTTAAACAAGTCTTCTGCGCAGCTGATCTTCAGATTCCTGAGCAAAAGCCTTGCTTCTGGCGAATCTTTGCTCGCCGTAAACTCTTCGCAGAGTTTGATCAATTGGATGCGATCTTCCAGCATCTGGATGATTTCGTCCTGCTCTTCGATTGTAAAACGTTCTTTCATTGGTCTTTCTCCTTTGTAAGATTATTTGGAGCCTATCCTTCAGCTCCCACTTACTAAACGAGATGAGACCGCCGTTTTGCCGAAAAATTTTTCGCTATTTACAAAAAGTTCACAATCAGCCTTCTGCCAAGAGCCGTGTCCGCGCTTCATCGATCATCCGTTGAACATCGTCTTCTGTCGTTTCCGGGACTTCCTTTTTTGGAAGCCTTTCGCCAAGCTTTTCAGAAAGCTGTCTGAGCCGCTCTGCGATCTCCGAGGCATGGAACGTCCATCCCTCTTTTGGAACGGTTTCCGAAATCTCGTCGGATATCGCAATGATTTGGTCTAAGATGTCTTCCATAGTCATCACCTATTCGAAGCCCCGGACGCACGTTTGGCTTTCGCCGTAGCCGTGCGTCCGGCGGCAGAACCGTGTCACAGCTGCTTCGCTGCTTCTTCAGCCGTTACCAGATACGGGTTTCCGTCCCCGTCTTCTCTGTAAAGCTCTTCGATCAGAAGCCTGAGACTCCAACGGAACGGTTTGAATAGGAGGTCTTCCATGTTGGCAAGCTCGTCAAGGTCTCTCCAGACCGGCTCGCGCATTTCTTCATCGTCACAGTCGGGTTCTCCCTCATAGCTTGTGGCGACAAAGATATAGGTTTCTCCAACGTTCTCGTCTTCGTCTTTAATGACTCCGAGTTCTTTCAGTCCAAGCGGTCGAATGCCGAATTCCTCTTCGGTTTCTCTGCACGCAGCTTCCAGAGGGCTCTCCAGAAGCTCAATGTGTCCGCCCGGTCCGCAGATCAGACCCGCACCTTTCGCATCGCCGTCAATTCTGGTGCCTGTCAGGATTTTGTTCCCTTGCATGATCAGAACGCCGACTCCGCCGCGCGGTTTTTCGTCTTCTGGTTTCTTGATTTCGAGCTTGTCCCAGATACTCATCTGTTCAGGCTCTTCTACCGGCTGTTCTTTCGGTTCTTCTTCCGGTTCTTCTGAGACTTCGGCTTCGGAATCCTTGTTTACTTCCTCTTCGAAGTCCATATCTTCGGGCAGTTTGGTAGCTTCCGGAGCCGCGTCAGGGGAGTTGCCAGATTTCTTCTTCTGAAGCATCTTCTTCAAGATCTCTTCCTGTGTCGGCGCTTCCTTCTTCGACTCTTCTTCCGGCTGAGGCGCTTTCTGCGTTGCCTGTTCTGCGACTTTTTGAGCCGGTGCAACCGGTTTCTGCTGTTGCGGCGTCTCTTTCTGTTCCTGAGGCGCTTCCTGAGGCATTCCCTGTGGTGCTTTCTGAGGTGCTCCCTCAGGCTGTCCCTCGGCTTCCTGTCCGCCGCCCATCATAGCCGCAAGCGGGTTTTCTCCGCCACCGCCGCCGCCCATGAGCGCCGCCATCGGGTCGCCGCCGCCTTCTTGCTGTTGCTGAGGCGCGTTTTCTTCCAGCTCTTCTTCTGTGTAGTCGTCGAGCATGGTTTCAATGTCAAACTCACCCTCATCGGCAAGCTTCTGCCGAACTTCGCTCGGATCAATCGCTTGCATCTGGACATAAGCCGCCGCCGTTTGCGCCTTGGTGCTTTCGACCTGTGCTTTCTGCATGTCCAGCGCCACCTGTTCGGTCTCGGTCATCGACCAGAGCGAGTTGAACTTCACATTGATCTTCGGTACTCGCTTGATTTCGCCGGTGTGCTTCCCGGCTTGGAAAATGACAGACAGCAGATACCGGAGATTGCTCCTGAGCATCCGCTTCTGGATTCTCTCTACATAATTATAATAGTTCTCAAGATCGGAAGCACCGGTCGCATTCATGCCAGCCGGAGACCGACCAAAAAGAATTGTCTGCGGGATGTTGGTAATCGCAGACAGGTAGTTACAGGTCGTATTGATAACGTCCGATACTCCGGAGTAAGAGAACGACTTGAAGTCGTAGTCTTCTCCGTCCGCGTCCAAGATCATGCTGTTTGTCAGTCCCTTGGACAAGTCGATCGTCTGTAATCTTTTCAGAACAACTTCCTCGCCCTGTTCTGTCGCCAGAAGGCTCGCAAGGTTCGTCATCTTGTAAATCGCCTGTACAGAACGGTCGAGCATCTTCGGTGCCATTCCGTGGGCAACTTCCACGTCTCGGATCGCCCTGTTAACTCGGATATACTCCGGTATCCCCCAGAACTGGTACATCGAGGATGTGGTGTTCTCAGGAAGAACGCCGTTCTGGAAGATCAGGCACCGTGTCTCGTGTACGTCGAACGTTCCGTTTCTGCTCGAAACGTGAAACCACTCCGGATATCCTAAGCGGCTCCCTCTCGTTCTGAACGGGTCCTGACCGCCTCTGTTCTCGTACTTGTACATGCTTTCGTAGTCCGGAGTAATAACAGACCGGTCGAAAACGCGGATATCGTCAATCGATTTGATCTTTTTCCAGTTGACCGGCTCTTCCAGACTTCCGCCGTCATTGATCAGGAGCACCGCAATTGAGCCGCCGAACAGCCGAGCCCATTTCAGACTCTGCATCGCCGTCTCTTCCCAGTCGAGTTCGTCCAGACACTCGTCGGCAAAGTTCTGTATGGTATCGTCCTCAAGCCCCTCTAGCTCGAAACCGTGCTTCACAGCCTCTTCCGCCGGAGCATCAATCACGCGGGCGAAAATGCCGTTCTGCTCGTAGAACTCCGACATTGTCGAATCAGGAACATATGAATCCGGAACAAAGGTGTAATACTCGCTTGCATCTTTGGACGTACCGTATTTTGTCATGAGGTTCTGGAAGTTTCCGTCGCCTCGGAACGCCTTTTGTACAGGGCGAACCGCTTTTACGCCGGTGTATTCCGCCAACAGCCGTTCGGAATTATCCGCATATCTTTCGCCGTTGAAACTTGCTTTTTTAGCCAACGGAACGCCCCCTTTCCTTAAAAATGAAAGGGCTTCCGTCTGAAAGCCCTGAAAAAACACCTCAAGCCCCGAAACGCGTTAACGTATCGGGGCTTGGAGGTGCGATTGATAGGAGAAATACAACACAGGAGGTGCCTTGCTCCCGATGTGCAAGATCGAAAGCGCGGCTTGCAGAAAAACCTTCTTTGAACGTTTCTGCTTGGGTATACTTATAGTAATACCATCATAGAGATTTTAGCATAGGTTAGTGTCAGTTTGATTAACAAATTGTAAACAATTTAGCATTTGCAAATGCTTTGTGACGTTTTTATAGAACAACCGCAGAAAGGGTGACTCGGCGGAATTTGACATTCTCCCCACAGTGTTTGATATACGGACTTTGCCTCGCTTACCAAGCTTGAACGCCCTCCACAATCCGCAGTTGTAGAACAAACTGTTCTTTTTTTCCTCGTCACATCTGAAGGGAGCCAGACGCATCCGGCTCCCTTAGGCATGCTCCGTAGAATCATGCCGCAATTCCGTTTGCTATTCTGCGCGAACAGCGTCTTTTGGAGTTTTCCCGCGAAACGACGTCTTCACATTAAAACCGTGGTTGCCTACTTTCTCGCAGTCTGTCAACCCGACAGACTCTGTTCTCTCTGCAGAGCTTTTTTCGAGAGAGAAGTATTCCTCGAACGCAAGGAAGACATCAAGAGACTCAACAAGTCCCGCGATTCCACACGCTTTCAGGATCGGGATGTGCTTTTCTTCCTTTTCCCCACCGTCTTTCCAGACCGTGTGACGATCAATAGTGCTGAGTACGCGGAAGTTCCCGGTGTCTACTGCCTGTGTGAGCGTCTGTATGCGCTTTCTGATCTTCTCCATGTCGTAGGTATGGTAGGCGGCACGACTGTAAAGCTTAGAACACACTTTCCAGTCGAAATCGATCATATCGATCTTAATCAGCCGACGTGCCGCGTTGTAATTTTTCCATGAAGCAACGAGGTCAAGAGCGTAGTCTGTCGGAAAACCGTAGTCCGTTTCCTTTGTGATCTCAACAAGAAACAGCCAAAATGAATGGTTAACTTGGAGAAGACAGAAACCCTGTACCCTTCCATGCCTGTAGGATCTCAAGAAAGCGGTTGCAAGATGGTCGCAGAAAATCTTCTTTGTCAGAAGGAAAGAATCTGTCCTGTCGAACGTGATGGAAGCATCCGGGTAGATGCCTTGCCAGAAATCGTAGAAATCCGTATTCTTGTCTAAAATCCTCATTTTTTCCTTTCTTTACAAAGATCGAACCCGTCTATGTCTAATAAATACCTTGCGATTAAATCATCAGAGCATCCAGCTCGCTTCATTCTGTGATAACGCACCCTTGCGCTTTTCGGCATATCCTTGCGTTCGTGAGGATATCGCTTCGTTGAATCCATCGGAAGCCCGTGCATCTTTTTCCAGTTATTAGAAACGCCGATTAAAATTGGTCCAAGCCTGATCATTTTTGCCTTTCTCCAAAAAGGTTGGTTATTAAAGAAGATTTACATATTCAAAGTCCGGTTTGTCATATGGAAAATTACCGTGTACCCAGACTGCTTTTTCTACCTTGATAAAATCTGGATCTTCTCTGCTGTTCGGGTTGATATCGTTCCACGTTGCAACCGGCATATCCGGTGGAAACTGCGACAGTTTCTCAATAAGCTGTTTTACCGTCATTTTTCCGTTTTAAAAAGCGTGCCTTGAACCAGCTTCTTTTGTATGATATTGCATTCTTCTTCCGTAAAATCAAACATATCAAAGATAAAATGAAAGCACAGCTTGCCCTTTTCGGCTTCCCTGCTTTCTGCCTGACACAAATCGCGGTTGCCGCAATAGTAGCATCTGTCTTTTACTGTTCCGCTTGGAGCCTCGTTTCTAAACACGCCCATTTCTTTTGCCCCCTTAATCGCAATAGCGCGTTTCGCCTTCCCGCATCTCGGAAAGTGACTCTTCGTTTTCGATTGCGCACTCGGTTACCCACTGCGCATACTCTTCGTTCTTCATAAACTCATCGATCTGGCTGAGCTTTTGGGCAATTTCGCTCTTATGTTCAGAAATGATGTCGATGCACACCGGTTCTTTCTCGTCAGTTTCGCACTTCGTGAAGCTCCACGCGAACCGACCGAGCGGATTCGTCCAGTTGGACGTCACCTCGCACCGACCATCTCCCTCTTCCTCGTCATAGATTACAATAATGTATTTCCCACGCTCGACCTCGTACACAAGACTTTCGTCAAGCTTTCCTATCAGTTTCATCTTTTTCACCCTCGATCATTATACACTATTTTCTGTGCGTTGTCAACGGCTTTCATTCAAAGTCCTCGGCATAGTTCTGCTTGATGTATCCCCAAGCGTCTTCGAACGGGTCTTCTCTGGACTTTCGGTATAGGATCTGCACGTTGTTCTCCTTGAGCCTCTTAATAACGCGCTTCCTCATATCGGAGTCCATTCCATCAAAGGCGTCTTTCAGACACCTTTCTACTTTAAACGTAACTTTTTCTATGTCTTCTACCGTTACGTCTCCGTTGAATTGCATCTCGATATAGCCGTTATCAAGTCTTTGCTTGATTTCCTTGAACATTTCGTTGAAGCTGATCTCGCCTTTCTTGTAGCGCCGGAAGTCTTTCAACGCGGTCTGGATTTGACCAACGTTTCCTAATGCCGTGAGTCCTTCTAATGTCGGGTTTTCACCGGCGTATCCCGCAGCTCTCAAGTAGCCGCTCGTATATGAGTTCAAAGAATCGCCAAACGTATAGTGGGCGCGGTCTGCCATGCGGTCTTTCCTGAATGTGTATACGCACGATGAGAAACCGCCGTAATGCGGGACAAAAGCCGTATCATAGTCGTATTCGTCATCATCAGCGCCGAGGTAACCGCACTTTTCATAATCTCTGTCTTCCAGATCAATGTGTCCTGCGTGCCCGTACATTTTCTTTGAGCACCGTTCTCTGGCTCTCTTATTGTTCGAAGCGCCAAACCCGGCAGTCCCTGTTTCCATCTGGCTCTTGTACCGGTCGTCTATGATCGGTCCGAAACTCTTCGTGCTTCTGGCGCACCGATACGCTCCGTGTGTAAACAGCGTTTTCAGCATCTCTGCCGCTTCGTTCTTCTCGTACTCCGTCAGGTCTTCGATAACCGAGCCCGAAACGGCGTCCATCCTGTACGTGTCGTAGTTTTCCAGAGCCTTTTGTGTGTGGGTTCTTGGAACATCGTCGTTCGGATTCATGCCTACCGTCCTCAAACCGGAAGAGTCAATGTTATTGTCGCTGAGCCACTTTCTGGCTTCTTCCTCGGACTGGCTTGAATACACCTCTGCATGTGTTCCTTTTGTGTCGCTGTCGGCGTAGACTTTGAACACCCCGTCTTTCTGCTTTGCAAGGACAACGTGGCGTATCCCGTCTGTCGGTCTCTCGTAAGTCCGGTTTTCGGTCAGCATCTTGTAGTCTTTGACGTTGTGCTGTTCCATTGCAGAGACGGCATCGTCCCAATCGCGTGCATCCGCTATTTTTCTGTCTTTGCCGTCAACATCAGTCCCTCTGATAACCCACTTGTCGTCAAGCTTCTTCGCATAGACGTTTTTGAACGCATGCCCATCAACGTCCATGTCATAGTATTCTCCGCTTGCTATGGCGTCCCGAGCCTTTTTCACCTTTTTCAGCCGTTCTTTCAGGCGGTCTGTGCATTTGAAGTCTTCCAGAGCCTTCCCGGAGTCGGATTCGAGGTAGGAACGGAAGTTTTCTTCGGTCTTAAGGTCTGCCAGTTTTCCTCTTTCACCGCTTACGGTTGTCCCGTGTAGGAAATATTTTTTCTTCAGCGGGTCATAGTCTGCTTCTACATCGATGTATTGAACGCCACGGAACGTTTCTGCCTCTTTTTCAAACCGCTTCATCCGGTTCAGGTGTTCGTCGTATTTACTCTTGATCTCAGCCTCGTCTTTCGGGATATATTTCCCGAGGTCGAGTCCGCTCGCCTCTGCTCTTTTGGCAAGCTCATACATGTTATTCCCTGACATGATCAGCCTGACTCGACCGCTAATATCATCCCCGTAGAGACCGTATTCATTGAAGCCCATCGGCCACACTTTGACGCCTATGTATCTCTTCCCGTCAATCTCCTCTGCGTTCTTGTCAAAGTCGGCAATATACTTGACATAATCGTCGTAGTCTTTCTTGACGACATCTGACTTTACATATTTCTCGGGATTCTCAATACCCTTTCCTTTTAGCTCGTTTATGATTTCGTGCATGCTCCCGGAATACGTCAGACGCCTCAACTGCCCCTTTTGGTCATAGCCGTAAAGCCTGAACGTGTTGTCGTCGTCTTTCATCAGCTCGATGTCCGCGTATCTTTCGCCATCGAACGTCTCGCTGATTTCTTGGAATTCCCTTTTCCGTCTGGAAAAATCGTCGTAGACTTTCCTTACTTCGTCTCCCATTTCGACTTTGGACGGGTCAATTCCGAACTTTTCGAGAAACTCGTCTGCTATGGTCGGCATATCCCTTGTTGCAATTTTGCGTTTCCATCCATACTCATCATATCCCGTCAATTCATACACTCCGTCTGCATCCGGGTATGGCTGAATTGAAAGCCCCATGTATTTTCTGCCAGAGATCGGAACGGCTTTCTCCGGGAACTCACTTCTTATTTTGTCCCTAAACGCCTCTTCTTCCGCTCTTTCCTTAATCCTTTGGGTTGCTTCTTCGCTTTTTTCGAGCATATCTTCGGAAATGTTGAACTTTTCCTGAAGATTTTCCAAAAATGATTTGTATGTATATACAGGATAGCTTGCAGTGATGATGTCCGTATACCCGTCAAGGTCTGTTCCCTTGATCGTATAGCCGCCGCTGTCGTTCGCTATCAGTTCCAGTTTCTGGTAGTATTTTCCTTGCACCTCTGCGATCGTTTTCGGGAGATCCAGTTCCTGAGGGTTCATATATTTCCTGTCTGCGCCACGGGCTCTTTCAGCACCGGATTCCTTCAAAAACGCCAGAGCGTCTTTTTCGGATGAAAACTTCTTCTCGAGCACATTGCCGTTTTCGTCCTCTCCGATGACCGTGTAGCTCTGATTGAACCAGTCGTCCTTTTCTGGCGGGATAACTCTCAGGTCTCCATACTTCACACCGCCCTCCTCGACAAACTCTTTCTTGTCGGACTTGAGCCAGCTTGTGCGGTCTTCTTCCCTCTTCTTCAGAGCCGGGGAAAGTGAAATCGCTTCGTCTGGAACGCCCATGCGCATCAGCCTGTTCTTCGCCTCACCCAACGAACCGGCTTCTGATATCAGGACTTTCTTGCCGTCAAAGTCTGTGCCGTAAATGGCGTACCTGTCCTTTTTCATGCCGATGGTCATGGCGCTGTAGCCGTGTCCGGTGTCTTCGTAGACCGGTTCCGGCAAATCCATCTGTGTCGGATTTACAAGTTCACCCGTCTCCGGGTCTTCGAATTCCTCTACCCCCGCTCGCTTCAGGAAGATATAGGCGTCCGTCAGGGTTACAAATCTCGGTCCGCAATAGGTGGTCATGAATCCGGTCTTCTCTTCTTCCGGGACTCCGTCTTTCCACTCCGGTGTTCCTTCCAGAATCCACGGTCTAGTCCCTCTTTCTCCCCATCCGCGTCTCGCCTTTATATCTTTGATTTGGTATTTCCCTTTGTCGACTGTCTTCGCCGGGTCTTTCGGCGGCTTCGGCACGTCATCCGGGACAATTTCCTCTCCGGCTCTCAGACGCTTGTATGCCCCCTCCGGCGTTATCCCTTTATCCGAAAGAGCTGCCCACGCGTCCCTCGGCGTCCAGTCGTTCCCGACGTCTATCCCGTACCTTTTGCAAAGACCGAACGGGAGTTTCGTATTCCCGTGAGGTGCACTCTCTGTGCTTTCCGAATCTTCTGCGTCGTTGTGGTACTCAGGCTTGATCTCCGGCTCTTCCAGTTTCTTTCCGTCTTTGGACTTCCGGTACTGCTTCTTTTTAATTTTGATCCCGCGTGAGGCTAGGCGTTCTTCCCGCCTTTTCCGATACAGGACTACGGATAAATCTTCCATTAAGAGTTCCCCCTTAAAGTCTGTCGATAAACTCTTTCATAATTGTTCCGACTTCTACAGCAGTCGGTCTCGGTTTAGGACTCCACATATACTCCGCAAAAGCTTCTGCCAAGAATTCTTGCCCCTCTTCCGCGTCATTGTTTACAGCGTATCTACTTACGGATTCCATGATTCTTTCTTTGTCCATTCCGGGGTGTGCTTTCGCTACCCTGTTCAGGACGTAACCGGCAAAACTCTTTCCGTCCAGCTCGTCTTTGAAGCGTCTGGTCAAGATGCCGTCTATGATGTGCCCATACTCGTGAGTAACCACGCCTTGTACAGACCCTGTTCCTTTCGGATGGAAGCCGCTCTTGACATCTTCTTTCATAGACCTCGACACCTTTTCGGCATCGTAACCGGCAAAGTCGTATTTGCTGAGCTGAAGCTGCGCGTACTCTTCGCTCGCGTTTGTAACTCTCGCATAGGCGTTACCGCTAAATTCTTCAATCAGAGGCGGTGGAAGCATCCCTTTGAGCTTCGGGAACTTCTTGCTGAGTTTGTCAATCGTTTTCGCGATGCCCGGAACATTGACGCCGTGGAGCTTTGAATAGTCTAACTTCATGCTTGTGTAATCGCCCACCTCAAGGAAGTCGTCTCCCCGGATTCTGGACTCCAAAGCAAGAGGCGTGTCGCAATCTGTCAGCTTCGGGTACTTCTCTTTTGCCTTTTCCGCAAGCGCATTCAGGATTGCCGCTCTTTCTTCATTAAGTTCGCCAAAAGACTTAATTCTCCCGGCTTCTTCTGCCTTTGCCTTGCCCTCTTTTTCAACCTCTGCAAAGTCTCTCTCGAACGCGTCTTTTCCGAGATTGTCCATGACACGTTTGATCGCGTTGTATTTCCAGTAGTTCTTCTTATCGTCGTCTTTCACGTTTGAGACCTGCTCATAGGTCTCTCCGTTATAGTCGCCACCGTCATGGAACTTCTTCAGGGTTTCAATGGATCTGAGGATCTCTTTTTTCCGATTCTCTGCGTCTTCGTTTTCCTCTCGCTGTTTGTTATACCTCGCAAGGTGCTGTTCAAACTCCGTAGCAAGGTCATCATAGACCATAGAGCCGTAGTCTTTCTTTGCTGTTGCTTTCGGAGTCTTTGGTGCTACCTTTCCGGTCTTCTTTATTTCCTGATAGGTCTCACCGGCAGAATAGCCCTTGCCCTCCAGTGCTTTCCACGCGTCTTCCGGAGTCCATCCTTTCTGGATTTCGATACCCTCACGCTGGCACAGGCCAAAAGGAAGCTTGGTGTTGCCGTGTCCGCCCTTCTTCGGAGTTTCATCGTCGTCATCTATGCGAATTCCCATCCGCTCTGCGCGGCGTCTCCGGTATTGTTCAACGCTGTCATAGCGCTGTGACGTTTCTATTCCGAGCCTGACCGCGCGTCTCACGCGGAATCTTTTTACTGCTTCATTATCAGCCATCGGAGTAATACCCCTTTCCTGTTCTGCGATGCCACTCGATCGCGCGTTTTCTTTCCTCGGCTTCTTTCGGATGGTCCTTTTCCCACTGGATAAAGTCTTTTACCCGCTTTTCTTCTGCCGCAACCTTGTCGTCATATTCCTTACAGAGATCTGCGGCTTTCGGCATCTTGTAACCGCTTAAGTCGATACCAAGGTCTTTTGAAGCTTTTTCCACGGCTTTACGGATATTTTCATCCGTGCACTCTTCCCGCTTCATGCTCGGCAGTACAGAGATTGTTTTCGGCTTCCCGTCCAGATCCACTCCGCGCGCGTTAAGTGCAATCACATACTTTTCCGGGGTGTAGTCGTCAATTATGTGTTGCATAACCCTTGATGCACCGGCAGTAATTTCAAAGTCTTGGTATTCCGTTCCCTTGTATGTTGCAACCGTCTTCGGAATCTCAATCTCTTGCGGGTTGATCTCTTTTCCGTTCAGGGTGGTCTTCTCTACCCCTTGGTCTTTCAGATACCTGATCGCCTCAGTCTGCGTCTTGAATGTTTTTCTGTAAACGTGCCCCTGTTCGTCTTTTGCCTCCAGAGAGCATCCGCCAAGAATTCTGTTCAGACCTGTTTTCCCGTACTTTATTCCGTTCTCTTCAAAATATTCCTTCTTTTCGGAATGAAGCCACCTCGGTCCTTTCGAGCCTCTCCCCTTTCCGGATTTCGCTGTAGACGAGCTCTTGATATCTTCCGGATTCACGCCACGATCTGTGAAGTATTTCTCTGCCTCTTCCATCGTGTTGAAAGTCTCTATTGGCTTTTTCTTCCCGTTGAACGTTTGACCGAACGCAACAAACTTCCCTTTTGAGAGGCTGATGCCAACTCCTTCAAATCCCTCAGTCGCTCCGGTCCACTTGTTGATCTCTCTGGAAAACACGCGTTTCGGAAGTTCCATTTCCTGCGGGTTCACAGTTTCCCCGTCTTCCATCTGGAAATGATCGACTCCGTTGTCTTTCAGGTAGTAGAGCATGTCCTCTTTCGTTTCGAACTTCGCGGTCGCGTAGACTTGCTTCATGCCCTTTTCATCTGTGTAGGACATCTCAACGCTGTAGCCGCCGGTTGACGTGTGCCCAGCTTTCAGGTTCATGGTTTTTCCGTTCTTCTCAATAGTGGTCTTCTTTGGCGTCTTTTTGCTCTCGCCGCTCTTTTCCGACACTCCGGGGTCTTCACCTCTCCCGAGTCTGCGGTAAGCTTCGCTCGGTGTAATACCCTTTCCCGCCAAAGCATCCCACGCATCTCTCGGTTGCCATGACGGGTCAACCTCGATTCCGAACCTCTTGCACAAGCCAAACGGCAGTCTGGTGTTCCCATGACCGCCGCCCCCTGTGTTTTTGTTCTCGTTGACGTTCTGATTGACGTTTCTTTCTTCCTCTTCGTCGTCAACGTTATAGGTCGGCGTTACGATAGGCTTTGTCGTTTTCTTCAGGGCTCTTGTTTCCCGAAACTGAGGAACGCCCCTGTCGGCAAGCCGTTTGGCGCGTCTCTTTTTAAACAGTTTTACTGCGTGTTCATCCATTTGAGACACCAACTTTCTTAATACCAGTAAACCATCTGTTTCTGGCTCTTTGCGTTTTCCGCAAGCTCGAGCATTTTCTTCTCTCGCTCTTTCCATGCCTCAGAACCCCCGAGGTCTTCTACCAGTTTGTTATAGTTGTCGATCTGTTTCGCCGTCTCTTCTTCCGAAAGGTTGCGGATAACGTTCACAGCCCCCTTGACGATCTCTTCGTCATAGTTGCCGCTGACGTCCATAGGTTCCCCCGTGATCTTGGAGTATCTCGCGAACTCCGACACCGGCGAAAACTGGACTCTGTCGTTTCTGAGGAATACCCAGATATACAGCCCGAGGTCCTTACCACGGTCTTTCCTGAAAATAATCAGGTTCTTCTTGTTCTTGTCCATTGCAAAAGGACTCATTGTGCTCATCCTCTGTTCCTCCTCATGCTCCGTAGCGTTCCCTGATATAGTCCCATCCATCTTCCATGATTTCATCGTCCATATTTAAGATGCCGATCTTGATCTTGTTTCGCTTCAGGATGGATATTGCCTGTTTCCGGTTCTCCGGCGTCATTTTGTCAAACGCATTCTCGAATTCCGTAACGCTCGGGAACGTGACTTTCTCAATATCTTTTGCCTTTACCGGACCGTGGAACTGTAGCTCCAGATAGTTCCCACTCATTTCCTCAAAAGCCATGTTCATAAATGTCGTGTAGTCAATAGCTCCATCCTTATAATCACGGTAGTAATCGAGAATGTCGTGAGTTTTGGATTCAGACCCAAGAGCAGACAACCCGTCTATGGTCGGGTGGTCTCCGGCATACCCCGGCGTGGAAACATTGTTCCACATATTCAGAGAATCGCCCATTGTATAGGTCGTCCGGTCTTTCATCGCGCTCTTCTTAAGGGTATAGGTCATTGCAGAATCGCCGCCGTAGTCAACTGTCAGCCCCTGTTCGCGGTAGTCTTCCACATCGTCGTCAAAGCCAAGATACCCGTACTTCTCGTACTGCGACTTTCCTATGTTTCCGTGCCCGTAGAAGTCGTTTGATACGTCCATTCTCAGGTCGATATTCTGTGCCGCGCCCGATCCGCCATAGCCGATTGCCGGTTGCGGCAGATACCCCTTGGTCAGAATTCCAAAGAAGCTGTCCGTGCTTCTCTCAAACCGGTACGCTCCCTTGCTCATGATCTCTGTCATCATCTCGGTCGCTAACTGTTGGTCTTCTGGACTCAGGTCTCGCACAAAGCATCTTGCACCTCGTTCCATTCTGTGTTCTTCAAAGTTCTGCAGACTCTTCGCGTTATTCGGTCTTTCGATATCGTCATTCGGAAGCGCCTTGCAAATCTCAAATCCGTGTCGCGTGTCAAACCCGTTCGCCATAAGCCAATTCATGGCTTCTGTCTCGTCTTTTGCCTCATACGTGGATTTCTCATTTCCTGACGTTGTGTACTTAACAATGCATTTGCCGTCAGGCATCTTCATAGCTCGCGCTAAGGCGACTTCGAGTCCCGGAACCTTGTATTTCCCGACAAGGTCGGTGTACTTGTATTTTTCTACGCCTTTGTCTTTAAGATATCTGTCAAGTTCCGATCTATCGTAAAATCCCGTGATTCTCTTGCGATTGCCGTCCACGTCTGTTCCATATAGCACGAACCCTTCTGCCCCGTTGTTTGTCACCTCGAAGTCACTAAAAGCTTCATCGTCGATCATGCGGTGCGTTCCGGCTTTTACCGCTTCTTCCACATCTTTTATGTGCTTCTTAAACTCGGCAACACCTTCTCCATCCTTTATCTTATCTTCTCCGATGCCGTATTCATCTTTTGCCCTTTTCAGAAGCTCTTCGTAAGTGTTTGCCTTTGCAACTATTCTGTTATATCCGTCTTTGTCAGTCCCTCTCAGAACGAACATGTTGGCATATCCGGGAACCACGCATAAATTTATAAGCTTTCTTCCGTCTACTTCCACCGTGCTTTCTTCAAAAGCCCTTGCCACCCGTTCTTTCTCTTGCTTTGACTCTTCTATTGCGTTCTTTATCTCTTCCGGCACGTTCTTTATCTTGCTAAGGTCGGTCTCTTCGTTTTCTAAAAACGATGCAATCTGGTCAGGTCTGAGCATTCCGACAATGTCTTCCCTCTCTCCATGCTCATTTGTTGCGGAGATTCGGAACATTCCTTCTTTTTCGGCAGGCTCTATGGTCGGGTTGAGATATCGCTTTCTCCAGAACGTCACGCCACTCTTTTCGAACTCTTTTTCCCTCTCTTCATGCTTTTCCCATTCCTGTCGGACGTCCGGAGCTAAATCAAGGTCTTTCGGGTCAACACCGTACCTTTCCTTTACCTCTGCAAGCGTTTTGGTCGCAGACTCATAGCCTTTCATCACGCCAGCGAGCCTTCCAGACTCGTCTTTTCCTGCAAGGATATAAATTGGACCGTCATCCGTCATGATTCTCTTGAGGTCGAGGTCGGTTATCTTCATTCCTCGAGCTTCTATGGTTGGTTTCTTCTTCTCTCCGGTTGCCGGGTCTTCGCCGTTCTCCAGATGCTCGTAAGCGTTATCCGGTGTGATACCTTTTCCAGCTAGGGCTTCCCACGCTTCTTTCGGTCCCCAATCCTTGCCGATCTCGATACCATACCTTTTGCACAGCCCGAACGGCAATCTCTGGTTTCCGTCGTCTTCGCGGTAACCCCTCTCTTTCAGACGCTCTTTCCTACGTCTTCGGTACTCGTCCACGCTGTCATAGCGTTGGGACGTAGAAAAACCGAGCCTCGCGGCTCGGCGCTGTCTGTATCGTTTTATGTGATCCATAGTTATCACCTTCCGATTAAAGCACTACCGTTTCTGCAAAAAAGTGCCTTTTTATCTTCCCACCGCTCTTCTGCGGTCGCTCAGCAAATTCCAGAGCCTCTTCCGCCGTCCATCCGTTTTTCATGCGGTCGACGACCGTTCCGTAATTAATTCCTCGCTCTCTGCACCATTCTGCCCTCGTTTTCGAAACCCCGTTCGCCGTTAAGATAACATTCGTTCTGCGATTGTTCGCTTGAGTTTCTGCCGTAGACCATCTGCAGTTATTTGGCTCGTAGTTCCCGTTTACATCTATTCTGTCGAGCGTTAAGCCGTCTTCATACCCGTTGTTTTTTGCCCATTGGCTGAAGTTTTCGTAGCCATGCTCGCCATCCCACTCTTCACAGACAGTTATTCCTCTTCCACCATAAATCTCGTAACCTTTGGCTTTTGGATTATGGCATCTGTATTTCATGTGCGTCCACGCCTTGTGAAGCCTTGTATAGCTTTCACCGTGCTTTCTGGACTCTTCTACGTGGCGCTTTCTGTTTTCTTCTTCAAGGCATCCACACGATTTTGTAACTCCGTATCTGAGATTGCTTCCGGAAACTATAGTTTCATTTCCGCAGTCGCATCTGCATCTCCAATGCGGTTTTCTGTTCTTCGTATAAACGTATTCGATAACGGTCAGTCTTCCGTATCTGTTTCCTGTAAGATCAATTTTGTATTTCATCTTTCCCTCTCTTACAACAGATTCTTTGGGTTAAATGTGCTTTCGGCAACTTCGTTGAATGAATCTGAGCTTGCGTCAACCATGTCGTCGTGCTTCGATTCTGGAAAAAATTCAAGCTGTGTAAAGTATGCATCGTTCCAATCACCGACAACAACCTGAACATTCCCGTTTTGCCATTGAGCAGCAAACGGCGTGGATCTCGTGATCTTACTCCCGGTCACTCTCTCTGTTTTTACTCGGAAGCCCATCAGTTTCTTAACATAGGAGTTTGCCACGATTTTCCCGGCTGCTCCGGGGTCAATCGGGATTCGGACAACATATAAGTTCCCGTATTTCGCCCTGTCCGCAACAGCCGTGTTGTAGATGAGATTCTCCACATCACCAGCTCCGATTGTCTGGTTTATTACATCAAGGACGACTACAGTCCCGTCTCTCTTCCTCGCCATCAGCACTCCTGCCGTGCGGTCTGGGTCATTGTCGTTTCTTTGCTCTGTTGCAGCCAAGTCCCACGCTCTGCAGATTGCGCAGATATCTTTCTTGTTAATATCTGTCACCATCGTTACTTGAGAACGCTTGAAATACAATCCAGAAGCCGGTTTAATATTCCAGTTCCCTCGAAGGAAGCGTTCCCTCTCAACCTCTGCCATTGCTTTCAGGTTGCCTAGATACTGTGGGTTAACCTTAAGAAGCTCTTGGTTATCGTAAATCGAGCTGGCAATAAATGTAACAGACTTCGGCTCTTGCTTCTCTTCGTCAGTTTTAAGATCAAACTGTTCCCAAAGCTCTTCTTTGGTGTTCGCCCAGTATATTTTCTCGTCGCGTCGAATCATCCACCTGATAACACCGCTTCGCTCTTGAATGGCATAGCCATCCTTGCCAATCCACCAGTCGATGAATTTGCGCACCCATGAGTCGGGGTCTGGGTTGCACGTTCCTCTTATATACGGCTGTACACCGCATGTAGAACGGTTACGAGAGAGCATAAACCAGAAACATTTCTCGTCGAAGTCGCAAAGCTCGTCGAATCCCAAAAAACAAATTTGTGAGCCTTTCCAAGTTTGCATGTTCGACGGATTTAAATAAGAGAACGTGACCTTTGAAGTCACGTTTCCTTTCTTGTCTCGGAACATCCACTGCTTGTCTCCAAGTCTTGGGGTAGCTCCCTTTATTTGACTGTATAGTTTACCGGATTCTTCCCACAAGCCGCCGTCTTTTATCAAGTCGGTGTGCTGCGTTCTGAAGATTGTCCCGTTAAACCCTTTTATATTTTTGTATCTAATAGGTTCGAGGAGAAGAGCCCAGCTCTTCCCCCCGCCTGCCGCCCCGCGTGGCTAGCCGTAGATCAAAATATCCGCCTCGCAAGAGAGCGCTTGTTCCTGCGGTCCAGCTTGGGGTTTTATGATCTTCGGCATTCAATCACCCTCTTTCATGCAACAGCATCATTACTCTACCTCTTTGTTCTATTTTAAAATTATTCTTTTAAGGCATACGAATATGCCTGTCGCGCATATAGATATTCGTTTCCGGCATATCGGTATTCCATTTTGAATACAGATATTCATTTTCGAATAGGATTATTCGTTTTCGCATAAAATATTCCCCTCGGAATAATCGTATTCCAAGAAGAATCAAATTATTTCGCTCGTATCAGGATTCGCTTGAATACTCCGAAGCCGTTCACCTCGAACTGACCATGCTCCACGCCGTCCCCACCGTCTCCGCCTATATCGTGCTCGTGCCCCAAAATCTCGAACTGCGCCGGGTTATACTTGTCCATGAATGTAATTGGCACGCCCATCACCCCGCCGTAGTCGGACGGTATGCTTTCGGTGAACGGGACCTCGATCGCTTCACAGTTGTCGTATTTTGGATATTCACGGGCTTCGAAACACTGCTTAAGCTTCTTTCTCAGCTTTTCATTGTATTTCAGGTTATAATCCATCGTTTCCAGATGCAACGGCTCGTGCCTCTGCCCGTGGTCGATGTTTGTAAACCACCGGACTCCCGTTACCCTCACAAACCGTCTTCCGTCAGAATCAATTCCGCATGTTGCCGCTTCCAATGGATAATCGTCAGGGACGTTGAACTTGCGGTCTCCGGAGTGGATGGAATACCCGAGCCAAACCTGATTGTTCTTCAGAAGCGGGAATACCTCTTTATAGGTGATCGCGTTCTGATTCCCGATAATGGAGAACTGCTTCCCGGATTCCATAATCCATGTAAGGAATGGTCTGAACAGAGAAAACGGCGGGTTCGTAACAATGATATCTGCCTCGTCCCTCAATTTACTGACTTCTGCAGATCGGAAGTCTCCGTTTCCGTCTAATAGTCCGTGTCTTCCAAAACCGACCGCCTGTCCAGAAATGCCCGTTACGCGGGTTACCGTCAGGATCTTTCCGCGTCCTTCGCCTTCTTCTCCCCACAGGCTTTGCTGTCCGCTCCCCTTTACGTAACAGGTTGATATCAGCTTTTTCAGCCCGAGCCTCTCGAAATTATCTGAGAAGTATTTGGTGAAGTTTGATCTGTCCGGGTCGTCGCACGGTAACAGCACCGTCTTGTCCTGAAACACATCTGGGTTATACTCCGTGTAAGCGGTCATTTCCGCTTCTATGTCAGCATACTGCGTGTAGAATTCGTCGTTTTTCTCGTTCTTCGCTTTGTGTAGCTTGGAATTGTCCGGCATTTTAGCCTCCTGAGCATTAAAAAAGAGCCCGTTCCCGGACTCTTGTTTTTGTTCTGTTTCAGCACGTGCACCGCCACCGCTCGTCACCCTTTTCCCACTTTACCTTTTGATACCACTTACAGCCGGTGCATCGGACATTCTTTCGTTTTGATTTGCTTCTCTTATATTTGCAATAGAATCCCATAGTAGCCTCAGATCCTCGCGTTGCACTTTTATTGCACTTTTTCTTCCCCATTATTGCACTTGCCGCTGAAATCCGGGCAAAGGCAACTCGGGTCGAGCGGTCCGCTCCCCTCAAAACAAGGGATGCCGGACTCGTCCAGAGCGCTTTTGATCATTGACTCTATCTCAGAGTCGCTCATACTGTTTAATCGGAACAGCAACCTATCTGC